CATTGCTGTAACCCTTGTTTAATTGCTAACTCGATTAAATCTTGTGAAGCCCATGCACAAATTATGCCAATTATTTTATTCATTATTTTTTATTTCCTGTAATATACTCCAAACACCTTTTCGGACATATGATTATTCTTTAAATACAAACCAATCCCAACGTCCTCCACTATGTATCGCTTCTTTTTTATTAGCAAAAAATTCATTTACAGCTTTAACAACACCAGGCGCTCTATTTGCATAGTCATGTCCAGAAAATAATCCACCTTTTTTAACTTTAGGGTAATACATTTCAAGATCTTTTTTCACAGCTTCGTAATTATGATCTCCATCTATATAAACAAAATCTAAATCGTTTGGAATATCATTAACTGCATCCCACGATAGTTTTTTTATCCATATTATTTTATCGTCAAATTTATTAAGATATTCTTTAGCTAACTCGTCAGTAAGATCAATATAAGGATCAATTAAATACAAAGTTTTTATATCATATTTTTCTAAAATATCTCTTGCATTTATACCATATTGAACCCCAATTTCAGCACCTACTAAATTCTTTTTTCCTTTTAAAGTTCTCAAAGCTGGTCTATCTAATTCTGACCGCAGTACGTCCATTCGTTGTATATTCATTTAATTAGTTCTCTTAATTTTATAATATCTTCGGAAATTATTTTACTGTATTTTTCAGGCTTTATTATCCACGCATCAAATCTATTAAAATTATCACTACATCTCATTGCGCTCATTTTAATATTTAAATTATTAAAAAATTCGTCAGCCGCTCTTTTTACATCTGGATAATCATAATCATGACAAGCAACTACTCCTCCGTCCCTCACTTTCTTGTAATATAATTCCAAGTCTTTTTTCACATATTCATACCGATGATTGCCGTCAGTGTATACAAAATCTAAATTATCTGGTACAATATCGACTACATTTTCAGACAAGTCTCTGATCCACACTATTTTATCTTCATATTCTTTTAATCTTTCGTGTGCTTCTTTTTCTAATTCAATGCATTGCTCTTCAGACATATTGCAACCAATATTGATCAGATTTTTATATATAGAATACGGATCTATTAAATATAATTTCTTTATATCTAAATTTTTCAATATATTTAAAGCGTTTAGTCCTCTATCGACACCAATTTCTACACCAACTAGATCTTTTTTGTTCTTCAGCATTCTCAAAGACGGTCTGTATATTTCCTCATTTATCCAACCTTCTTTCATTAAGGCATCTATAAATATTCGCAAATCTGATATTATTGCATCAGCATCTATGGCTCTATAATCAAAAACGAATCTAAACGAAGTTGGAGTATTAAATCTATTAAGGTTTACAGTATGTCTTTCCTTTTCGTGGCCTATTATATAAGACGGGGTATCTGTTAATAAGCTTATGTGTGTTCCGCCAGACTGAGAACTTACGCTACAAATAGATGAACGAAGGTATTCAATTGTCTTTTTGACTTTATCATCACCATTATAATTTATGAGGTTTATGACATTATCTGATTCATAATTAGATAAACACGCTCCGTTGGGTGTTCCGGCTAATATAACTGTAAAAGTTTGTTCAAGTATTTTAACTAAATTGTACCAAACGAACTCTGGTACGTTTCTATTAGCTGCTCTTACTCTATGTCTTGGCATAACAACTATCATAGGTTTATTATGTCGTATATTTAAAAAATATTTGAGGTGCATTGTTCCAAAATGGATTTGGTCCACGTGTAGGAAAAATCTCTATTGCTTTTTTTGGATTGTAAAACCCTCTTAAATATTTAATAAGATTAGAATACACTTGAGGCGGTGTCAGCGACCCTGGACTAGAATTTGGTAACACAGACTCATTACAATCTCTATCTAATCCTAAATCATAGAACTCTTGAGGTAACGGTATTGTATATGATACAAAATCTTCTATAAATGGATGAAGTTGTGTATCTGTCATTATTACAAATTTATGATCCTGGTATTCTTTGTGCTTCAGAAATCTCATACGAGCTTGATAATATTGGAGGAACCCATTTATGTTCAAGTTAATTCGTTACATTAACTCCGCAAATAAAAGCTGCTTTACGTTTCCGCAAAGATCAGATCATATCATCACCCACTTAGGGTGCTCTCTATTTCCCCTATACTATAGGGTACGTCATTAAGACTGATCGTTGAACCTTCTTCATATCATAAGATTTAGAAGCTTGGCTGCTGATTGTCCAATTCCTTAATTTTTCAAACTATCACACTTATTATTTCTAATTATGTTGTAGTATTAAGGACTCTAAGGAGTTTCCAGCAATTAAGAGAGTTTTTCAATTATCATTGCTGATAAAGGGGACAATTTTTATCCTAGTTCTCCAAAAAACATACTTGCTACTATTGGTTCATCTATGTATAATTGCTCCATAATTCTTCTTCCTCTTTAAATTGTATGTATAAAGTACAAAGTTCTTCTTTTGAAAACTCTGATTTTCTATTTTTTGATATATTATTATTGGCTGATAATAATCTTAAATTAATTGGTGATGAAATTATATCAATATTAATATTATTATCAAATCCATCTTGTACGGAGTATATGTGATCCAAATGATATTCTGTAAATGACCTATTAAGTTTATTAGGATTTATAATGTTAAAATATTTTATATAATTATAATTTGTTAATATTTTCACATTATTTCTGTATAATTCAACAGATTTTAATTCTTTTTTTGTATACTTTCTCCAGCCGTCTTTTTTTGGTATTAAAGAATTTAAACACTTAGAACAATAATTTTGTAATCCATCTTTTGTAGTATTATTAATCCTAAATTTATTTTTATGTAGTATTTTACCACACCTCGTACATAATTTTTTATCTTTGCTTACTTTTCTTTTAAATATATTTCTATCAATATATTTAGATTGACCTATTGATGTACTCTCGCTTATTGATCTAGTTGGGATGTTAAATCTTTTCAACCAAGATAAAATTAATCTATGTCCTACGTTACAAAATTTGCCTATTTCTTTGGTACTTTTTAATTTATTTATATATTGATTGTATAGCCAATCTCTATCTCTATATATTCTATTTTTACCGTCCTTTTCTATTCCTTTATATTCTCTTCTACATTTTAAACATCCATTTCCTTGATAAAAATTAATATAAGTTATAAAACCAATATGCCCTTTAGGACATTTGTACTCCAATTTTTGTCTATTATTCTCGTACTCTTTTGATAATAGCTCATACCCCTTTTCTTTAAATTGTTCCTTTACATATTCTAATGTTAATTTAGTAGGCACATTATCTCCTCCTTTAGAGATTCCTTATTGGGTACACGGCAGGAGGCTAAGGAAGACCTCTTTTCGGGAGCGACCCTATCCGCGATATAACCACTTATCTGTTTCTTCTACCTCTTCCATCACCTCTTCTGTCTTGTTTAACTTTTCTGCATCCTCCACGACCTTTATTTTTTCTCATCCCTTGTCCACTACCATCCCTTTTTGGTATTCCTCTTTCTTTCATATTAAGCTCCTATAAAATTTGTATTTTGTCTTTGAATATTTTCATGCGATGAACATCAGCAGGAGTTGGGGCTTTCCCCGGAACAGGCCACCCTGACCATAAAGCTAAATTATAAAATTCAGAACAAAATAGTTTAGCTAAATTTGTCGATACTCTACCTAAAACATTCTTAAACAGATTGCCGTAATCATAAGGGGTATCTATAAACTCAAATGCCTTCATTGCAATTTTTGGCCTCAGCTCATTATATTCATTCTTAAGCGGATACCACCAAACTTTACCATTATACTTTTCAAGCATTCTAGAAAGCATATGAAATTCTATACCACGATTTAGAGCACCGACATCATAACGCCTTTTTTCAAGTCCTTCGTAATTTAATCGTATCGCCATAGAACTGTGATTTATAGTATTACCAGTTTTTAATCTTATAAGTTTACCTACAATACCACTAGACTTCCAGCCTAAATGATCTCCAGTTCTAATAAGATGCTGAACTTTATAGTACTTTTCTAAGTTATTCACAATTTTATCACCAACAATCCGTATTTATTTTTGTCGTAATTCCTGCAATCAATATGAAGGTGGTACGTATTATCTTCGACACAAGTTATATATTCAAAATCTTTATGAAAAGGATCACATTTTATATCTTCACGTATTCCATTTGCAGTAACGTATTTAGGAATCAAATCAATAGCTCTTCCAAATTTATGTTGACTGAATTTAGCACCAACTTTACAATCTTGAGGTCGCCACCCCCTATATTGACTGTTTCCTCTCCAATACCAAGTATTTACAACTAACGTTCCGTATCTTTCTCTTAATCTATCTATAGTTTTAAGAATTCTTTCATCAAATAAAATCCAAGATCTTGAATGAAAACTTCTATAAATATACTCTGGAACTAATTCGTAGATTTTGAAGTGTCTACAGATGTACACGGCGTTTTAGTAAATGTTGTATTATTATATCAGTTTTTTGGTGAAATATCTTTTCGAGACTATCTTGTCGCATATTGAAATCTTTTTTCATTTCGTTTAAGCTATTTTTTATATCACTTTTAACTTCTTTAACCTCAAATTTAGTAGCATAGACGGCTGGTATTGTAGAAACTTGGTGCAAACACCACCCTGAAATACCTAAAAATGCTGTGATAATAGCTCCAACAATTATTTTTTTCAAGGTTCCGTTCATTATGTAGTCTCCGTTAAAATTGCACTACAATAAAATTTGTGCTTAGTCGTTCCAGTTATCGGACTTCCAACAGTAGAAGCAGAGGTAACTCCAACTCGTATTTCACTAAATTTTGGTGAAATTTCTACATATTTATCAATACTTGGAGTACCAGAAATGGTTCCTATGGAAATACTAGCAGATCTATCTCCATTCGCTGATCTACCCTCAATCCTATATGTTAAAGTATTCACAGCAGTAGCACAACCTATCTGCACAACCGTATGATTAGCTTTCGCACCTATCCAACCATCATCTATACCAGTTTCCTTTGCGGAATTATAAAAAAAAGGACCACTAGCCGATACGTTAGTACCAGAAAAAATGCTCCTCGTTTGTTGACTCATAATAGCCAATATAATCACTCCTATTTAATTAGTTTCAGATTCAGACACAGACTCAGATTTTATCACATTCACAACCACAATCTTAATTATATATATAAAAGGGGAGGAGAAATTCCTCCCCTAGAATTTAATTTTACGGAATAGTACACATAGTAGCTGAATTATCAGCAGTAAACGCCCAAAGTTCTCCAGCACCTAAAGCTAAACTTCCTTTCACGCAACTTGCAGCAAATGAATACCCCGCCGCTAGTGCAGTAGCTTCTGCGTTTATAGAAGCCGCTGTCGAATAAGTTGTTGGAAAAATTATCTTTTTGGTTCCAACTCTTATATAATTTGCAGCAGCTACAGACCCATTAGCAGTTATATCAGTAGCAGTTATAGAGTTCACAGTAGCGATTCTGCTAAATCCAGTTATAACTTGCGTACCATCAAAACTGCGGATATTAGATTTATAATGACTGTCTCCCATTTATCTCAACCCCTTACATTGTTTAAGTGCATAAAATACATGGTTATATTTTATGGTATCATGCCGTAACAACACGAATCTTATTAATTAACGTTTTCTAAGCACCCAATGTTTTGGTACATCAGGCTTTTTCCCAACACATTTTAAAACTTCAAAATGATATTTATTTAGCAAAATATCTGCCGTCTCTGCACGAAATGTTTTTACTTCTTCACCCTTTTTCGTATCCCTATCAAGCTCTTCTGCCTCTTTTTCGCCAACTTCGTACTTATTTTTAGCGTTAGTTTTTACATCAATAGGTTTCCCAGATTTAAACTTACGAGCAATTTCTCTGAGTTCTTTTTCTGTTATATCAAATTCGTCTAAGAAATCTTTGAGCGGCCTATTTATGTCTCTTTCCTGCTTACCCCATATATTCTCTTCTCTTTCTTCTAAAGAGACTTTTGTATTTCCTTTAGGCTCCAGATTTATTTTTTTATTGTTAGGGTTATAAGCATCGTATTCTTCAAAACTCATATTATGAGTTCTTAAATGCATAATTGTTATCTTTCTAAATTGTTTTCCACAAACTTTACAAACTTCCATAATACCCTCCATCAATCCAGATGGATTTTTCTATTTCAAATCCATGAATTTTCTATCCAAGCTCTTATTTAAACCCTTACTTGAATTTTTTTAGTTGTTCACCGATAGGCTTTGTCGTATTTATATAGATTACATTAGAATTATAATCATCTTCGTTGCCATAAGCTCTATTTATATCTTCTCTGTACCTACGAAACCCTTTATGACTTTTAGCAAAAGTGCCTTTTATTTCATCACCATATTCCCACGATTCTAAAGCATCCATATCATCTTTAGTATTAGGAGCATCAAAATCTCCAGATAATGTCTTGTCAGATAATGTCACTTTAATTCCCACCTTCAAAAATAAGTTTTAGCTGGAATGGGCCGTCTACCAATTTATTTTTCCGCCCTTCTCTAAATTCTTTCTCCAATGTAGCATTTGTAAATTTTCAGGTGCTGCAATAATTTCTGGAGAAATTTTGTTTTTATATCCTTCAACAACTGGATAAATATGATCTAAATGATAATCTCTAAATCCTCGTTTTAAATTTTTAGGATTTATTTGATAATAATATTTATAAAAGTTTATGTTAGTTAAAAACCTAATTTTAGCTTTATAGTCTTCATATTCTTTTAATTCTCTTTTTGTCCAAGGTATTCCATTTGTCCTTGAGAGAGATATTTTTTCTCTATGCTCTTTAGAAAATCTTTTTCCTAAATTACCTTTATTATTTGGTCTACTTTGAGCCTTCTTTTTCCTTTCTGAAGTTAAAATAGCTTTTGGAAATCTTTTAATATATTCTTCTTTTGTTATATTGTGCCTTGTTTTTAAATGCCTTTTATCAATATACAATCCTCTTTTTCCGCAAATCTGACAAGTCACATAGTCAATACCTTCAATTCCTTTATATTTTTTAATAGAGTTCTTAACTTCGTATTTTTCTCTACATTTTGCTGTACGTTCTTTTGGGAGAGATTTACCATTTGGGTATCTTATTTTTAACTTACATTTTTCACAAATTTGTTTCTCAATTGAATTAGTTCTAAGAAGAGTGTCAATTCTAACACTAACTAATTTATTACATATATCACAAACATAATTAACTCTTCCTAAAGATCTAAATCCTGGAGAACCTAATAAATCAATATCTATAGATTCTCCAGAAAATTTATAAGCACTTATTATCATAATATTCCCCCTCGTTGAGAAAATTAGGCTAGGGGATGAACGAGCATCCCCTAATTACTCTCGTCAGACCTAAAATTATATATAAGCTAACTACTTGATTTTATTCTAAGAGTCAGCCTGATTGCATGCATACCAATCGTTGCTATTGTTATCGTGAAATCGTTTAAATTTCACTTCTATATGTTACCATATAGATCAGACTATATCTTCATCTCTATGCAACCATAGAGAGCTGGGCACTCGTGGTTTCATTACTTTCCTCAACATCACTTGTTAGGAATCGGAAACTAGTCGTTGAACTTTTAAAAGTGTTTCCACTTAAACTTAGCTGCTGATTATCCACATTGTGGACTTCCCAGCAATTCACCCAGTTGTTTTCTACATTTCGCAATGTAGGGAGGCATTGGTTTTTCAACCTCCAGTTAGTTACGCATCCGCCGTATCTTAGAAAGATTCTCGCGTAGTAATCAAGATTCTCATCATCTTGATAAAAATCAAGATTTATATCTTCACGGTCTGTAGCCATAAGTCCCATTTTTCTCTTACCCAGGAACCAAGCATCAGTATCTTCTATATATGACCATTCCTGCGGAGCAACAATACTTGAAAGAACGTTAGTATCATTATCTTGGCTCCCTGGAATCAATGAAGTATTAAGAATTACTTGTGCAGTAAACTTCAAAGCAGGATTGATCAAAAGAACGTCAGGGGTAAGTTCAAAAACATTACCTCTTTCATCCCTATTGTTAGTAGAAGTATATGTAAGATAGGTAGTTTCAAGATTACTATGAGTCAAAGTTCTACTTGTAGCTATATTAGAATATGTATTACCAACCCTATCAGGATGGTCAGAGTCGAAAAATACCTTACCATCATATATGCTATTGGTAGTAGAATCATCAATAACACCAGTTATGGTATTGTTAAAAACATCATGACCGGCGGTTAGAGTACCCTTATTAAAAAAGTTAGAATAAAAAGTTTCCTTAGTTCTAACTACTGCTTCTCCCCAAGTAGATACGGTCTGCTCAAGCAGACTGCCTTTCTTAGAGTCTTTAATAGATTCATAAGAGAACTGAACCTTACGACCAAAAGTTCTATTCTTACAAATTATAGTATAGCTTTCCATAGGCTCTTCAGCTTGGATATTCTCACCTTCAGGTTTTTCAAGCAAGATTCCGAGGCCGATAGCACTGGAGAACTTTTCATATGCATTATCTGAAGGAACTATTTCAAAAAGTCCTTCCCATACGGAGGCTTTTCGCGGATAGTTGTCCCAGAAATAATCGTCAATTTTTGTTACTCGTTTAAAAAACGGGGCTAGTCATTTCTGCTAACCTCTACTTGTCTCCAAGTAGTTCAGACTATATCTACACCATTTGGTGTGCTAGCGTTATATGAACCCAATTTATATTTCATACATGGAACCATATCTACATATGGTTTTATTATATCTACAAACTTTTGATTATGTTTATTTAAAAGTCTTAATTGATAAAATCTTACACTTGTTTTATTTATATTCCAATCAAGATTAAATTTTATTTTTAGACTTTTCTTTAACAAAAAAAGGTTTGCGTAATCAAAATTATTTAAACATAGAAAGAATGTTTCTTTTGTCCAATGTTTAGGACACTCTTTTCCTAAACATCCATCATCCATATATATTATTGCAAGTGCAAGGGGTGTTATCATTTTTACAAGATATTCATCCAAGCTCTTCTTCCCATATTGATAAAATCTATTATACAATTTAGTATAAACAGGATTGGCTTTTGAATATAGGTGATATCCTTTATAAACCTTACCTTTTCTTTTTTTATCATTAGGCCAAACACTACACTTTGCAATTCTATCAAGTATTTTCTTTTTCCACATTAAATACTCATATTGTGCTTCACAATGGTTCATTTGGTAAAAGGCGTTGCCTACTTTATTACCTTTTCTTCCTTTATTTCTACTTAAACAACCATCTCCTATTACCATTCCAATTACTGCACTTTTTATTTCATTTCTATTTAGGTTCATTTAGTCGTTGCTCCCCCCTCAAAGGGTTGGTTCAGTATTGTCTTCATGAGATGTCCACTGAATTATGCTAGCTTTTATATATGCACAATCTACATATCATCTTTATACATCTCTGTAAATGCACTTCGTTTAACACCCATCTATATATCTTTATACATCTCTGTAAATGCACTTCGTTTAACACCCATCTATATTCACCTCCTAATTATAATTTTTTAGATGCCTTGACTTTCACATAGGCAGTTTTATTATCTTTATCTAGCCCTACCATTAATAGAGGGGACGCAACTTTACCAATATGAGCCATCTGATTACCAGAGCTTAAAGGAGTTGCTATAATGTCTAAACCTCTGCCTATTAAGGTAGCAGTTAAGCTAGCAGCATGTCCATAAAAGGGTATCTCGTATACTGCATCAGTTTCAGTAATAACAAATACTTTGTCCTTACCAGCAGTACTAGAACTAACCCAATAATCGTGGCCAGAAGCATCTTTAGGTACATCAGCCCACCCAACTATACCATCAGCTCTGGTACATCCAGTCATACTTGAACAAAGATTTACATCACCATCTTTCAAGTAAACAAAATGTCCACCTCTGCGTTGGAAATATTGAGTAGCAGCTACAGGATATTCTTTGCCTATACCTCTGCCTTCTCTAAGGCCAAATTTTATCTCTTTATTAGCCATCTATTTTTCACCTCACATCGAGTATTTTAGTTTTACACTTGTCTATGTAATTTATGTAGTTTAAAAGGTTGAAGTATAAAATCCATTATACCAGTAAATATGCTTAATAATATAAATGATTAATTTATTGTGAACACAACGTGCTCTCAATAAAACTGTTTATTCTTCGTTAATTCTTTGAAGTATAAAATCCATTATACCAGTAAATATGTTTAAGAATATAAATGATTAATTTATTGGGGAATGCTCTCAATAAAACCATTTATTCTTCGTTAACTTTTTTTCTTTCTTCCATAACAGAATCTCTTTTTTCGAGAGTTCTTATATATCTTTCAGGAGTCATATCTCTATCTTCTGCTTGTTTAACTATATCAGGATCTTTTGGATTATATTTACTAGAAGCAGAAGGTTTTCTATTCTTATTCTTGTCCTCATCCTTATCTGAATTGAAAGATTGTGGGTTAGCTTCGCTCTTAACCAAATTTTCATTCTCCTCTTTGCTGAGATATTCGGAAATATACTCGTCAATGGTCAACTCATCTTCGAGCTTTCCTTTGTCATCACGCTTGATAAAAGAATATTTATCTAATTGATCGTCATATACAAAATCATTTTTCGTCAATTTGACAATCTGAGACGGACTCCATGCATTATGTCTCACAGCAGCTTCCATTATTTTAACATCAAGAGTGCTTTTTCTAAGTTTAGCCACTTTCTTACGTTCTTTTTCAAGCTCTTCTTCCTTCTTCTTTTTTTCTTCCTCAAGCGTTTTCTTAAGTTCGTCCATCTGTCTTTGAAGATTTTCAGCTTCCTTACGAGATTCAAGCTTAACCCGCTCTATCTCATCCATCTTTTTTAGCTTCTCTTCCTCATTCTTTTTATCAAGGTCTTCCTTGAATTGCCTAAGACTTTCAAACTGCTCTTTTAGACTAGAAAAAGTTTCAGAATCTGTCATATTCTTCATCTTATCCTCAAGATCTTTAACCTTTTTAGAAAGCTTGTCTTTATCCTTTTTAAAAATATCACGTTTCTCAAAAGCAGCTTTTGCTTCGTCTTTGTATTTCTTAAGTTCTTTCTTAAGATATTCTACATCATTATTTTGTCTCTCAATCTCTTCTTTTTTCTCGTCAACTAACTTTTGAAGATCGTCTTTCTCAATATCTTCATCAAACTTGATACCTAACTCTTTAGCTTCTTTCATTAAATTCTTCATTGTTTACCTCCATCAGTCCAGATGGTTTTCTTAAATGAAATCCATCATTTACTCTTCTCGCCTATGAGAAGAATCTTCTTTATCTTTTTGGTCTTTCGTTTTAAAACTTTTTTCTAGATCAGAATTTGTATTTCCATCTCCCATTTTTTCCTGTTCAACATCAGCAGATCCTTTAATCGGTTTAACAATGCCATCTCCGCTTTCTATTTCTTCCTCAATAGTTTTTCTTATATTTTCAGGGGCTAGCGGTACTGATTTGCGTGAAATTTCCTTCATTATGGTTTTATTTAAAGTAGGACTAAAATTGCGTTCCATAATCTTCAAAATACTGTCTATCTCTTCATTTAAAGCTACGGTATCAAAACTGGTTGGATATTTAACGTCCTCGTATTCATCAATATTTTTACCTAATTGTTTATACGCAAGTCTAGAAATACTATTTTCACACTTCTGATAAGTTAAAGCTTTTGCAGCAAGGGAAGAATCTACACCTTTAAAATTCATCTGAGACTGTCTTCCAGATCTTGATGTATACAAATCAGAAGTACCGCCTTGTAGTTTAGCTAGTCTAAATATCTCTTTAACATGATCAACAACTAGTTTCCATATAACACTTATTGTATCAGTTTCTGGAGATATGAAAGCTGGCGGGTGCTTTGATTCAGGATTGAATGTAAATATTGAAGATGTTCCTATCCTATCTAAAGGATCTTTTCCTCTCTCTTCATCTTCATCCATATCGGCGTCATCAGGAGTTATAAGTTGAGAAAATGTATTCCTTTCCATTTGCTCATCAATAAGACTGCACCAATTCATAATAGCACGATTTACTCTAACTATATCTTTAAGCATAGAGTTTCCGACCCTATCATTTACATCATCTTGGTGATATATTGTATAGAAAGGTATGAATCCTAAACTATGAGTACCTTTACTTTCACTGCCGTCATCAAATGTTACTCCGTTGCCGTCTTCGTCTTCTATCCACCACTCTGTAGTAGTTATTATCTTGTAGTGTTCTATCTGTTCTCTTTCTTTTTTAGGGTCTGTATCGTTGTAATGTGTATACTTGTAAACTATCCAATTAAGATTGCCTTTACTATCCTCACTCCAATCTATTAACTGCACTGGCAATATTGTTGTACAAAAAGGAACAATTCCAGAAGCTTTTACATCGGCAACAGATGGTTTTTTCTTTGTTGATCTAGGAATATCAACAAGTATATGACACGCGCCGTATATGCTAGCAAGCTTACCAACATTCCTTATATAATCAGATATATGAGTACTTACCAACATTCCTTATATAATCAGATATATGAGTACCCTTTCCGTCACAATTCTTTCTAAATTGTTCAAGGATTTTATCAGGAGGTCTTTTTATATTTTCACGAAATATATAGTCATTATATATATCTGGAATTGAATCGCAAAAATTTAAATAATATGCTCTATCAAGACGTTCTTGATAATCGTCACTATCCTCAAGGCGATGAGAAAACAGATTATCCTCAGTGATAAAATCATCACCACCCGCAACAGCACTTCTATAAAGTTCCCAATTACTTTTATTATCTGAATATAAGGGATGTTCCCTTTTCGATAATGTCAACTTTTCTTCAGCCATTTCTCTCCTATTTTCTTTTATATAATATATCCCAACCGAATCTAAAGAATTGTTATGCCTAGGACTGAGTTTTATCCATTCGGATACCCTCTAAACAAGACTAAAGAAACTCTCACTTTATAAAGTCCGAGCAAAAACTTTACAAAGCCTCCCCTTTTATTTATATTATTTCAAGCAATTTCCACAATATGAACAATATTTATCATTAGATTTGCAGATTTTTCCACACACATCACATCTCAATTTGCTATTTACAAACAGTGGCTTCTTTATTTCCTTATTTCCAGAAATTCCTTTTAATCTTATTATAATAACTGAGGAATTGCTTTCTAATTTCTTAACATACCCCTTTTTGAACTTTTGGTCGCTATTGTCGCCTTTAACAGTTATACCTAAATCTTCAGGATTATTACTAAATTCTAAAGATTTTGTCTTGCACTCATTTTTTACTCCATCAATAAATGAACATTGTGAAGAGTAACTATTAAAATAAATATTTGAAGCTCCATCTTTATAATCTATATTATTAAGATATGGTAGCCAATATCTGCAATACCTAGGATCACAATAATACCAAGAGTACCAAGAATAAGACATCTCTTCTTCATAAGTAACTTCCACACGAATAAATCCGTCATCAATTCTATCTTTACGATAATCAGAAATTTTATCTGTCTTTTTTACGAACTTAAATTTGTTGGTTACTTTATTACCTTTTTTGAATCCTTCGAGTTCAATATCAGAGTTTGGTTCAACTATTAATCTATCTCCATCAAGTACATCTTGTCCATCAATTTCAATTGATACAGCGGCCTTTCTTGAATCAAGATTCTTAAGTAGAATTGAATATTCTGAATTAAATGGTAAATTTACATATTCACCCTTTTCTCTCAAAATCTTTCCATCACTTTTAATACAAACCACAAAATTATCCTTAAATGTCATCTTATACCTCCAATCATTATAACAGCCTACAGTCTAAAGGCTCAATAATTTAAAGACTGTTGATTATTACCTTTTGGTTTGCTTGGTTCTTCTTTTAAAAACACGCTGTGTTATAAGGTCTAATGTTAGTGATAGTCCATCAACTGCATCGTCATTCTTATCACGTCCATCTCCTACAAAAGTTGTTATCTGTTCGATACTTTTAAGATACATATTATTGTTATTATATCTCTGTTCATCAAAAATTACAGTACCATCTTTTATAATAGGAATATGTTTTTCAAATCTCATTTTTTTGTCATTCTTAACAATAACGTCTTTTATAGGAACATAAAGTCCACTTTTCCTTGAATATTTTCTTAAAGTATCGGCGACAACTAATTGAAAGGCGTTTGTTTCAACTGCAAAAAGTTTATAGTGATATTTGCTATGATATTT